AGTTGCAATAAACTATTAGAGATGCTAAAATAAAACTATACAGGCAATCCACTGCTTAAACATCGGAGAAATATATTGACACAATTGAATTATAGAGAAGAAGACGGAAGACCGCTAAGCCAGGTTATCCGCGACAAACTCAAACGCGATAACAAACGGTTTTGGGCAGGAGACAACATCAGCGAATACGTTAGCGATGTTGAAAAGGATACACTAATCACCGAAGCAGCAGAAGCATTTGAAGGTGTGCTAGATCGCTTGCTTATTGATCGAGAAACAGATCCAAATAGCAAAGGCACTGCAAAGCGGCTTGCTAAAATGTACTTTAATGAAATCATGACAGGCAGATATGATCCAGCACCAGACGTAACAGCATTTCCAAACAATTCGGCAGACCGTTACGAAGGCATGCTCGTGGTTCGCAGTGAACTTCGTAGTATGTGTTCACATCATCACCAACCCGTTACTGGGGTTGCTTATATTGGCATTATTGCGGCAGAAAAACTAATTGGTCTTAGCAAGTATACTCGCATTGCTCAGTGGTGCGCTCGCCGTGGCACCCTACAAGAGGAACTATGTAATGACATTGCTCGAGAAATTAGTAAAGCAACTGATTCAGAAAACGTAGGTGTATATTTAAGAATGACTCATGGATGTTGTGAGAACCGAGGCATAATGGCACACGATAGTTCAACAACTACTTCAGTGCTTAAAGGTGCGTTTAATAAAGATCCAGGTACAAAGAAAGAGTTCTTTGATACATTGAGTCTCCAAGAATCCAATAAGCGATAAGTGTATTGCTTCTTTAGTAAATATGGAGACACGTAAATGAAATGGTTTCTCGATTTTTTAGATAGGCTGGGTCGTAAACGTATAATTATGGATCGAGTGAGCAACGAACCGTTGTTAACCCGTTATTATCTTTTTCTAAAAGATCGAAAGCATTTTCCGTTTAATGTGTTTCTACACAAGTTCCATAAAGGTGATCCAGATGATGTTCACGATCATCCATGGAGTTATTTTACTTTAATTTTAAAAGGTGGCTATTATGAATGGATTCCAGAATTTAATCCAGATGGTACAAAAAGTTGCGAGATTCGTAAGTGGCGTGGACCCGGTCATTTTCGCGTGTCTAGCCCTACTAGTTATCACCGCATTGAATTAAAAGAAGGAATAACTCCTTGGACATTGTTTATGCCAGGTCCCCACAAACGAGAATGGGGATTTCTAGTAAATGATGAATGGATTCAAAATGAATATTATTTAAAAACTCGTAAAGAACAAAATGAACAAACTCATAATTAATGACAGAAAATTTAAAGGTTTAGTTTCTACTATCTGTAGAGAAATTGCCGCAGATAATTGGAAGCCGGATTTCATTGTAGGACTTACAAGAGGCGGATTATTGCCTGCTGTAATGATCAGCCATTACTTAAACGTTCCCATGCAATCGTTAGATATCAGTTTGCGTGACGGCGGAGAATGTACTAGCAATCTAGGCATGGCTGAAGATGCGTTTTACGGAAAGAACATTCTTGTTGTTGACGACATTAATGATCAAGGCAGTACACTAAACTGGCTGATGAATGATTGGCCAAGTGGCTGTTTTCCAGATGACACCAGTTGGCAACAGATCTGGAGTAACAACGTAAGATTTGCTGTTGTTGTTGATAACTTATCTAGCCAATGCAGCGTAGGTATGAACTACTGTGGTATGGAAGTTAACAAAGCCGAAAACGATGTGTGGATTGAATTTCCTTATGAAGAATGGTGGACAAAATGAGTGTAATAACTAGGCACGATAACACCTGTACTGTTACTCAGGTTTCCAGTAAAAGAGAGATGGAGGCTGAAGTCATGCAGTGTAACGAGGGACGTAACCTTACTGTGGTTATGAACAAGAGTGTTAAACTATTGATGAATTGGAATGGTAGTAAGTATGAAGGTCGCATGGCGGGCATGGACTTTGAAAGCGCAGGTCCTAAGATTAGTAAGACTAGTACTAATTTAAGAGGCCGATGAATACTATACTCGTTCCTTGGGATAATCAAAATAGTCATTGGTGGAATGAAACCTGCGCGATGGTTTTAGAACAGTTTGGGCTTCCTGGTGATAAGTACACATCCCATCCTACAGAAAATTCAATGTCGTTTGAGTTCAATAACGAACAAGACGCATTACTTTGTAAAATATTATTAAGTGATAGAATATGACACACTGGACAGTTACCCTAAAAGAAGATCCCGAGAATGGCGATCTTATTATGCCAATACCGCAAGATCTGTTAGATATGCAAAATTGGAAAGAAGGAGACACATTAGAATGGCTAGATCAAGGCAACGGTTCTTGGCAATTACAGAAAAAGAGTGTATAATAAACTATGAGTAAAATTAAAATCGCAGAGCTGTTTTACAGCATTCAAGGTGAAGGACGTTATATGGGCGTCCCTTCTGTATTTCTACGCACATTTGGTTGCAACTTTACGTGTAGCGGATTTGGCATGCCTAGAGGTGAACTAAGCAAGGAAGCTGAAGAAATTTCAGTAGTTGCTCATATGTTTGCAAAATACGAGGACTTGCCACTAGTTAGTACTGGCTGTGATAGCTACGCTAGCTGGATGCCAGAGTTCAAAACTCTTAGTCCGATGCTTACAAGCGAAGCAATTGTAGATCGTATTATGGAAATTCTCCCGCAGGATCATTGGAAGGACGAACACTTGGTTATTACAGGCGGCGAGCCGCTACTGGGCTGGCAACGTGCTTATCCGGATTTGCTTAACAACACCAAGATGCGTGACTTGAAAGAGATTACTTTTGAAACAAACGGTACTCAAAAACTGACTCCGGAGTTTAAAGGTTTCTTGGCTAAGTGGAATAGTGAAGTAGGTAAAGAACTTACATTCAGTGTAAGTGCTAAACTGCCATGCAGTGGTGAAAAGTGGGAAGACGCTATTAAGCCAGAAGTTGTTTGTGAGTATGAAGAAGTTGGTACAGCATATTTGAAGTTTGTTATTGCTACAGAACAAGACTTTGCCGATGCCGAACGTGCAATTGCTGCATTCCGTGCAGCAGGGTTTAAAGGACATGTCTACTTAATGCCAGTCGGCGGTGTCGAAAGTGTATATGCTATGAACAATAAGAACGTAGCAGTGCTAGCTATGAAGAACGGTTTGCGATACAGTGACCGACTGCAAGTGCCGCTGTTTAAAAATGAGTGGGGTACATAATGAACAAGTGGGTTGAAAAATTGTTTGGCATTGATAAGATCAAAGCCGAAACTAAACGTGCTGTAGAAGATGCAGAACGTTCTATACAAATTGCAAAAGAAGCAACAGAACAAGCAGTGCTTGCTAAAGAAGCAGAAGAAGTAGCGAAACTTAGCGCAAAAGATAAAGCAACTCGTTTAAAAGAACCTTGGGTAGGTGTAATCGAAACACATGTAAACAAAGACAACATCCGTAATGGGTTTTTTGAGCTTGACTGGAACGAACAGTTTGTGTTAAAATTAAAGCAAGAAGGTTACGGGTTTGATGGCGACAAAGAAGAAGAGATTGTCGATCGTTGGTTCCGTGAACTATGCGCAGGCGTAGTGATAGATGGTGATTTCGGCGGTGCAGTAAACACTGGTGTGATCGATATTAACACAGTTAAAAAGAACAACAAATGAATTACATTATAGTTGATACAGCAAATACATTCTTTCGTGCTAGACACGTTATTAACGGCGACGCTGATATTAAGCTAGGCATGGCGTTTCATATCACTCTTAACAGCGTGAAGAAGGCGTGGCAAGACTTTAACGGCAGTCACGTTATCTTCTGTTTAGAAGGTCGCAGCTGGCGCAAAGATTACTACAAGCCTTATAAAGCTCAACGTGCAGCAGCTCGTGCCGCACATACCGAAAAAGAAGCAGACGAAGAAAAAATCTTCTGGGAAGCATTTGACACGTTTAAAGACTTTATCAAAGATAAGACTAACTGTACAGTTATGCAACATCCTCGCCTAGAAGCAGATGATCTTATTGCTGGCTGGATACAGAGTCATCCTAACGACAATCACATCATTATTAGTACTGACACTGACTTTGTACAATTAATTGCGCCTAATGTAAAACAGTACAACGGTGTAATGGAAACTACAATTACCCATGAAGGCGTATTTGACGCAAAAGGTAAAAGAGTCATTGACAAGAAAACACAACTACCTAAAGCAATCCCAGATCCAGAGTGGTTGTTGTTTGAAAAATGTATGCGTGGCGATACTAGCGATAATGTCTTCTCAGCATATCCCGGTGTACGCACTAAAGGCACAAGCAAAAAAGTAGGCCTTACTGAAGCGTTTGAAGATCGTAAAAGCAAAGGCTTTTCGTGGAACAACCTAATGCTACAGAGATGGACTGACCACAACGGACTAGAACATCGAGTGCTAGAAGATTACGAACGCAATCGTCGACTCATCGACCTTGCACACCAGCCCGACGATATTAAATCTATTATGGTTGAGAATATTGCAGAAGCAACTAGTGCTAATAAAAACATTAGTCAAGTTGGTCTGCGACTTATGAAGTTTTGCGGACTGTACGATCTAAAGAAGATTTCAGATCAAGCACAAGCATATGCTGAACCTTTAAATGCGAGATACACACTATGACAACAGAACTACATGCTAAACCGATCATCGACAATAAATTTTGGATTGTTGAAAAAGGCGGAGAAAAGTTTGGAACACTTAGGATGAATGACGACAACCGGTTTGTTCTAAGCAATGAACTTGGAATTAAAATTTACGATAACAAAGAAAGTCTAACTCGAGAGTTTGGCAAAGCGTTTTTTGTTGTTAAGATTATTAAAGAAGCAACAGATGCAGAACCAAATGAAGTCCACGGATATACAACTAGTGCCACTCCGCACAACTCAATGTTTGATGTTCAAAGAAAGCTTCCA